TTCTAGCCGTTCCATCGTTTACTCGCTTGAGCTGATCTCCAGCTCGTACCCGTAAAAAGGGTGAGACTTGTACACTACCCCCGGAGTGCAACAATCGATGCTCTTGGACTCTTCACCTTGTATCTTGTTGCGTAGTCTGGTTGACCAAGCGTAGCCAGCATCACCGCCCCACAAGTCCCAGGCTACACGTCCGGGACTTGGGAAGCCATCTTCACCAGCACTGAAGCCCTCGGCTTCCTTGTCTACTTCATGCCGTGAAAAGAACGAATACATCCTAAGTATCGTGTCTTCGGAGAGTTTTTCGCCGTTCACGATTTGGTTAGCACGGGCAAGACCTACACGTGTGCCACCGTCCCTGCCTTCATCCTTCCAAGCCAAAGCCCTGCGGGCTGCTTCAACCATGCCATCATTCGGTACAAACTTCATGTCGTAAGACTTTGCCGGGATGGTTGCATCTTGCTGGGTTGTTACGCTGATTGCCGTCGGGTGTAGTTGCCCTTCATCCTCTGGCACGGCTTCAAGACCTGCAATGCGCTTGGCTTCAGCACGATCAATGATGCCTGCCTTGTATAGTTTCTCGGCACGGTCGGCTTCAGCCTGAAGGTCATCAGCCAGAGCCCTAACGTTAGACACGTCAAACTGAATAAAGTCCCCTTCAGCAGATTCGCTGTAGTCAGGAAGCAGGGACACCGTCAAAGCGTCAGAGATAGCACGGAGTAGAGGAACCATGCCATCTTCCCATGCAGCCTGCTGCGCTCTCTCGAAGTTGCTGTAGGTGCTACGCTCAAGACCAGAGCCTAAGCCCAGCACCATTGGGTTTAGTCCCATAGCCGAACAGATGCGCTCTTCAGGGACACGCCGTACAGAATCCAATGCAAGCTCGGATGGCGTAAGGCTGACACGGTCCATCTTGTATGGACCCATCATAACCACGATACCGCCAGCACCATCGCCTGTAAGGTCTTCCCGGAGTTGTCGCTTGACCTGCCGTGCATCATCTGGGCTAAGGTCAACGCTCTGGTCTTTAGCATCCGGTCCAACAATGAGCGATGGCATAGCACCATTGTTCAAAAGACCATAAGCAGCTGAGGATGCTACGTTATCGGTGGCAATCTCACGCAGTACGGCTTGAACCGGGGAGCGTCCCAAACGGATATCGGAAGGGTCACGACCGTACCGGATATGCACCATGTCCTCAATGGCAATATCAAAGGAGCGTCCGTCAGTAGTGTAGACATAATGGGTTAGTGGGTTGATGCCGTTTCCGACTGGGCGCACCATGTCTTGTGGCAGGTACTGCAAACCGATAGGAACACCGGAACGGCTTGTGCGTACCTTGCGCAGGTAGGCATTGCCGAACAGCTTGTAGTCTTGGAGAACCCAGCCCCATACAAGTGATCCGACAGTACCGGGCATGGGTTCAGCGATTACACCTAGTACCGGGTGAGTGTCCAAGGGTTCTGCTTGCTGGCTGTCTACCTTGCGCATGACCTGTGGCAAGGCTTGAGCCCAGTTCCGCACATACCAGTCTATACCGCTGGCAATGATGGAGTTTAGCCCGAGGTCACCTGCAACCTGTCCCCAGTCCTTGTGGCTACCGGGAAGCGCCCTACGTAGCAGGGATTGCAGCTGACCAGAGCCATAGCCGGTTAGGTATACATCACGGCTTTGAGACAACGGCAATGGTAGTGCCTGTGTCGGGTTGGCTGCGGCTTTACGTCCAAGGAAGCGGTCAAAGATACCCATGCTCCTAGTATCCCACAGGACTAGACTGCACCCCAAGAACGCTTAGATCCGCACACCTGCCAAGCATAGGCCAGAGCATCCACCACGTCATCATGCCGACCAACAGGGAAGGATAACAGTTCATCTTCAAAGTATGCCGGGAGCCCTTGGCAATGCATGACTTGGCTTTGCTCATAGCGGGCTTCTAGAGGCGCAAAGCGGGTCACTTTGTCACGGTCTGGGCGTATCCCCCGGATAGGCAGTTTGGTACGCCGTAGAAGCTCCTGCACGACAGCCGCCTGATATTGCACCTGCTCGATACCGATCATAGACGGTTTCCACTTATCCGCCATGGCTTCGATGAAGCGTAACACGGAAGCAAAGTCAGCACGAGTCCGGTTGATGTCTCTAACGTAAATCGTCCCATCGTCACCACGGCTCACAACAGCAACGCCGGTGTAGTCTGCTTCAGACTTCGTAGAGATAGCAAGGTCAACACCGATGTAGGTTGGCAACCCTTCAGGGCAGTCACCATAGCGCAACCATTCTCGCTTGATACGAGCACCCGCAGCATCCACGAACTCAGCTAGATACTCCTGCCGAAAAGCAATACTAGGCAGTGACTCACCAGCCTTGTCTACTTCCGTTGCATCTATCCAAGGGTTAGCGGTGGTAGGCATCTGCCATGCCATCCAGTCCGGATCTACACCAGCCATGCCATATAGGGTTTTGAAATAGTTAGAGCCTTTAGGCGTAGACAGAAAGAAAGCATCCCCCTTGTAGTCTGTAAGCGTTGGGCGTATGGCTTCAGTCCAGGCTTGCTCTAGATGCCGTGCCATCGCGGCCTCATCAATGATGACCCGCTTGTACTTTCTTCCACGTGCAACGGTGCTAGGGTCATCAAGCGTCCAGTAATCGATAGCAGCCCCGGTTATAAGTTCAATGCGCGGTGCAGGAGTCTGCACAGCTCGCCGAATAACAGGAGCATAGATACGCTTATGATCGTTGTATGCTTCTTCTAGCAAGCGGTATGTAGGCGCAAACCAAGCGCATGGCAAAGCATCCCGGAGAACCGGGTCACTGAGCAAGTTACCACCGAGTGTGGTTTTCCCGAATCTTCGACCTACTCAGCCACAGGCAAGGACGTTGTATCGCCTTGCCTGTGCCATTATCACCTGCTGTGCTTCATGAGGTCGGGGTAGTACTAATCTAATATCAGGCATTATGGTTTGTCAGCGTACTCCACGATTACCTTGACAGGTGAACCGTCTGCGCCTGTCTGTTCCACCCTGCTAGACCACTCCTGCTTGTGCTTACGCTCTAACCACCATGCAGCAGCTTGCCATGTGCTATCAGCTGCCTTTTGAATGATAGCCACGTTACGAACCTCGGCATCACCTTCTGCTTTTTCTATAGCGTCCGCAAAATGCGAATTAGATTTTAGCCAGTTGGCAAATGTATCCTGTGAGATACCAGCATAAGCACAAGCAGCACGGCGTGTATTACCTGCCCTGAGTGCTTGTGTGATGCGTGTTTCTGTTTCCTCGTTGTACTTGGTTGGTCTACCTGCCATCTAGTACCGCCTTCTGCCCTGTGGCGTTTTCCCATCGCTGAATAATGACATCGCAATACTTAGGGCTTATTTCCATCGCATAGCATTTACGCCCTAGTTGTTCGCAAGCGATGAGTGTTGAGCCTGACCCGCCAAACATTTCCAGCACTGTTTTAGCATCATGGTTGCCGATTGCTTTTGATGCGAGTGCTATAGGTTTCTGCGTTGGGTGAAACTCATTGATGCCGTCTCTGGCTTGATCCCACACCGTTGCTTCAGTAGTCGAACCACACCATCTAAGTGTTGAGCCTTTAGGTTTAAAGTATAAGCATGGCTCATGCCTTGGCTTGTATTGAGCATTCATAGCTGCATACGTAGCATTTGTCTTATTCCAAATTATAAGAGTATGTACTTCACATCCATTGTCATACACTGCGTTGTATATGTCTCTTGCTTTTGAACCGGCAAACCACATATAGCACGGACCATCTACAGCCGATAATGCAACAGGCAGAAAGTCTGTGTAGATTGCAGTTGAATCATCATCTGCTAACTTTTCACGCTTGCGTTTTATGTTGACATCACCACTGTGAAAATGTCCGCCTTCGTAATTTACTCCGTATGGTGGGTCTGTAAACATCATCTCAGCCACATCACCATCCATCAACCGTGCCACATCATCAGCCTTGGTGCTGTCACCGCAAAGCAAACGATGCCTACCAAGAATCCAAAGGTCTCCCGGCTTGCATCGTGTCTCGACTTCTTCCGGTACTTCGTCTGGATCGGTTAGCAACTCGGCAGGCTCAGTCATACCAGCC